CATGTACACTGATACATACACAGCAGAGTTGTTGTAATTGTGATTAAATACCCACACCTCGCCAATGTGTGCGCCAGTAGAGAGAACTGCATTAAAAAATGTTCCCATACTGGACTTAGAAAGATTAGGACTATGGTGGTCATCTGTGTGCCACCAAGTTGCACCTTTCTGTGTTAGTCTTATGGGGGGCATCAGCGCATCTCCATTCTAACACAACCATAATGACGGCGTGATCTAAATGCCGTCCACAGTGCGGCTAGCAAACTCTCACCACGATACAGTTCTTTGTAGTACCATTCGTCTTCACCGATACAGAGCCTATCGCCATACGTCCAACCATATACTTCATATGTATTACCCATTAGTTGCCTCCTGCTAGAATATGAATAGCTACATCATCTGGATCTAACTTGATAGACTCCCGTGGATATTTGTTCTTTTCATAATTACGACTACCAGTAGGAAAACGCTTAACCTTAATCATCTTTTGATTGAGTTTGGTTACTCGTCCTAGCATAAGGCCGTTATAGTCTGCTACAGCGACCATGTCCCCTAATTCAATGAGCTTGCCAATTCTGTCGTAGTGTACTGGTGCTTCTTTTGCCATATCTATCCCTTGATCTCGTTTAGGAAGTATTCCATTGTAGCAGGACCCAATGACCGCAACTCTTTAACTAGTTCACTAACGCGATGATTTTGCCATCCTTCTGCAATAGTCTTTGTTTTTTCACTGCGGATAACATCAGCAACAAAGCCATTTATACTGCCGTACTTCACAGCCTTTTCAATCCATGCATGATTTACTTTCATACTTTTGGAGTGATCAAAACTCCACCCGTCTTTGTGTTCAATCTTAGCACAAGGTTCGTCTTTGCGATTATAACTGTCTGGGCCGCCCATGCAACTTAGAACGGTATAACTGTCCTCTTCCTTATCAGCATCTACTACAATAAAATAAGGGCAGAACATTTCCTGCCAGTAGTCGCCGGGCTGTGGATTATCCAGCGCATCAATATTCTTAATATCTTGCGCCCTTGTTGTGTCAGTTTCAAACAGCATTTAATATAACCTTATTAAGTACACCAATTAACATTGCAAATACAGGAACGAGCAGCAAGCTAAGACCAAACACTACTAATAGTGTGAGAACAAAGCCTACTGCTCGCTGTATCATTTTAGATTACTTGCCTACGTTTACAATACCCTTGAAGTCGTAAGGGACAACAATGGTCTGTACCTTACCAGCCTTAACAGCTTCTGCAAGAGTAACCAATGCAGTTGCTTCCATGTACTTGGTAGCACCAGCGTTAGCGTTAAGTGCCGCAATACGTTCAGCTTCTAGCTTTGCAGTCTTAACTTCAACTTCCTTCTGCTTCATCTCGTTCTGAGCACGAACCAATGCATTAGCACTTGCTACAATGCTTTCAGCCGGAGTAATCTGACGTACCAACACCTGCGAAATAGTAATTGAGTTGCCTAGCTTTTCTTCGTTGAGGCTTTCAACAATCTCCTGACGGATTAAGTTCTCAATTTCAGCGCGGTTGTCTGCCATCTTCAATGACTCATACTTACGTGCAACCTTGTAGGCAGCATTACGAGTAAGCTGGAAGATATAGTTATACATTAGCAATGTATCACCGTCTTCAGTTACAGCATGGAAGCCACGGTTCTTAGTAGTATAGATTTCTGCAACACTAGTTGGGCTTACACTGTAGACAACACTCATATCAAAGTCTGCTACAGTCGAGTTGTCAGATGCAAGTGGTGTCATATCCTTAACATCAACCTGCACATCCTTAACTGGGAAAGTTAGAACATCGCCAACAATGGTCTGGTTAAAACTACCTGGTAGGAGCTCACCTTGCTTGACCTGCTTGTCAAAGCCAACGCGAACACCTACTTCACCAGTTTCAATACGTGTACAACCCGTTGCGGCAAGACCAATAGCAATGACCAGCGGGGCAATTAGAAAACGCTTCATAAATTAATATCCTCTTAGTTAAAACAATACGACCATTGCAACAATTATCAACATTGCTACAATACTACATAGTATACTGTAAAGAACAGTCTTTGTCAAGTCTAATTTTTCCTGTCCTGTCATTGCAATGAAACCTTTAATACCAAAAAAGAAAATTGCAAACAATGCAAGGAATAAAAATAATACTCTAATCATTACTACCTCTTAGTATTCTGGGGCTGAGTAGCCCGATGTCTTGGAATAGATAGCGAATCCATCTAAACCGTATGCAGGGCATACCATAATTTTTTCTGGTAGTCCCATATCATCTTTTGCACCTGCTTCACCGCAGATAAAGTATACACCTTCTAGCTTTTCAGCTGACAAGTGTCGCAACATTTTATGTACTCGGCGTAGCTGTGCAAGTTCGCCTTCGTATGCTTCTAATTCTAAGTTCATATTCCTGCTGCCTCACATGCTGTTCTAACTGCATCAACTTCTTCTGAGTTATTAGCAAACACCTTCATCCAGAACTTAGCGTTAATGATATTATCAATCATCTTAACCTGCTCACTGCTGAAGCGAGTAAGCAGTTGATCGCCAGTATCGCTCAAGTATAGTAGCCACGGACTAATCTTTGCACTTCTAATATCATGCACTGCTCTAGGTGTGCTAACTATTTTAAAGTACTCTTGCCAGTCTGTGCTGTTATCTTCGCCCCATTCAGCAAGATAAAGTATGCTACGCTCTAGCGCACGAAGACCAGTTTCCTTCTTTACATACTCTAACAAAAACTCGTTATACAAACTATCTTTGCTCCAGTCTGCTAACTTCTTGCCATTTTTGATTAGCCACTCAGCAAACTTTTCTGGTTCAAGATATTCGTTGCGTACACAACTGCGTCCAAACTTAACAAAGCCTTCGTAGTATTGACTACGAATAAAATCTTCCATACTTTTAGATTTACTGGCCACAGTGTTGAGCTCATAAAACATTTGAAACACGCGATAGCCTAGTCGAACATGTGTCATTTCTCTGTCAGCCCAACGCCGCTTCTTTGGACACATGTGGGCGCTTAGAGTTCGCTCGTTGCGAAACTCCTTCTCGCACCATTTGCAGGTTGTATCACTTTCCAAAGATGTCTTTAATTGACTTGTCATCGTATCCGTGTGCTTCCGCTAGTTTAGCCAAATCTTCCTTTGTGTTAATAGTTAGCAACATATCAATCTCACTACTTTTAAAATGAGGATAGATGTCACTGACAAATTCACGAACTTTGTCTTTCTTCTTTTTGCTATTAGGCGGCTTGATATAAGGATGGAACTCAACTTTACCAGACCCTGCCGCAGTCATTAGTAGCCATTGTAGCTCTGGATGTTTGCTTACATCGCTAAAGTTCTTGTTAACAAGTTCATTAACCATAAACAAATAATGAGCAGCATTTCGACCTTGTGCGCTACTAGCATAACGCATCATCATCCAGGGCACAAAGGCTTTCTTCTGTTCATCAGTCAAACGACTGTAAAAGCCTCTGTCCTTTTTGTCTAGTGCTGCCATAATATCCTTTAGCGGGATAGCAGGTTCTTTTTTAGTTGTCATAGATTAATGTCTAAGTCTACTTGTTCCCAAGGCAAATTGTCTTTGCCAAAGTGACCATAGTTCGTTGTATCAGTTAATTGTACACTAAACAGGTCGAACTTGTCAATGATTCCTTTTGGCGTTAGGTCAACATTTTTTAGGATCCAATCGGTTAACGCTCGACTGTTACCGTTGCTTTCAACATAAAAGCTCATTGGTTCTTTAACACCAATTGCATAGCTAACTTGGCATGTGGCCCAATCTGCATGTCCACTTGCCACAATGTTCTTAGCAAGGTAACGCATCATATAAGCGGCACTGCGGTCTACTTTGGTAGGGTCCTTTCCACTAAAAGCGCCGCCACCATGAGGACTATAGCCACCGTATGTGTCTACAATAATCTTACGACCAGTGAGCCCTGTGTCGCCGTCTGGACCACCAATAACAAAACGCCCAGTAGGATTAATGTAAAACTCGGTGGCATTGTCTACAAGTTCAGCTGGCAAGACTCTTAGGATGATATCTTTAACATACTTACGAACGTTTTCAATGTCCATATCGTCACTGTGCTGTGTGCTACACACAACTTTAGCAATTCGTACCGGGGTCGCGTTATCGTCATATTCGAACGTCACTTGGCTCTTTGAATCCGGTCCCATCCACTTTGCACCGTTCCTACGGTAAGCAGTAAGTGCTTCCACGATACGGTGACTGTAATAGATTGCGGAAGGCATATAGTTAGGTGTTTCACGACAAGCATAACCAAACATAAGACCTTGGTCGCCTGCGCCAAAGTCATCAGTACCTAGTGCAATGTCTACGCTCTGAGCATGTAGTTCGTTATAGATCTTCAACTTGTCCCAATGGAAGCCGTCTTGTTCATAACCAATCTGCTTTACTGTGTTACGCACAATGTCTGCAATCACACTCTTATCAATTTCTTTAGTGCTTTTATATTCACCGGCTAGCGTTACCATGTTAGTAGTGACCAATGTTTCTACTGCGGCACGATGATTCGGATTCTTGTCCAAAATATGTGTTGCCACTGCATCACTAATCAAATCGGCAACCTTATCAGAATGCCCCTCACTTACGCTCTCACTTGTAAAAAAATAACTCATTATTCATCCTTTTCATATTCAATTACGCTGAATGTCTTTACGCTTTGTTCTTGTAGCTTTACTGTGCCACCTAGAAAACTTAAATCAATTACACAAGCATAACATACATCAATAGGATGAATATTAAACTTCTTGAGTAACTCTACGATAGCTAAACCTGTGCCGCCAGTGGCGCTAACGTCGTCTACAATAAGAACGTTGCTAAGTGCGCTAAGTGGTGCGTTCTCTTTCATATGCAAGCTGGTGCTAGAATACTCATACTCAAACTCGTAACCGACTGTTGGGGGAGGTAGCTTGCCTGGTTTACGTATTAGATGCAGCGGCACACCTAAATTGAGTGCTACAGGACTACCCCAAATAAATCCCCTAGCATCGGCTGCTACTATATCAGTGATATTATTAGCCCTAGCAAACGCTGTAATAGCGTCTACAGTGGTTTTAAAAGCAGTTGGCTTATATAGTAAGCTAGTAACGTCTTTGTACTGTATGCCCGGAATAGGAAAGTCTGGGATTGGTGTTATTTCACACTTTAACTTAAAAGGATCAGTATCGCGCATTAGATCAAATCCCCAATGTCAATGTCTTGAACTTTATTTGCTTCTTTAACAAAGTATGCACAGCGAGGCTTTGGGCCATCTTCTAGCGGTACTGCTAACAAATGTCCATTCTTTAACTTAGGAAAATACCATTTTACATCTTGATAGATGTTAGTAATAGCAATTTCTTTGGCACCAGCCGATCTAGTTGCCAAAGGGTTCATTACAAATGCCTGAAACCCTCTGTTGTTTAAACTTGCTAAAGGAATAACTTCGAAACCACTGTATTCCTCATCACAAATTAATATGCTCCAATCCATAGGCATCTGCACAGTCTTATCGCCAATCTGCAAACAGATAGCAGGAGCATGAAAGCTCTCTAAAAAGATTAGTGGTAAAAAGTAAAAGTCAATGTCGTTTCGATCACTTGCATCCAATACACAATACCTAATATCATCTATTTCGTTTGGTACGGTATCTAAGTCGTATGCCTTGTTATCAACTGTTAGTATTTTCATAGTTTTTCCAATGTTGTATTAATTATTTTTGTTTGATGTGCTGTAAAATAAGTTCTTTACGAGGTATTACTATTGTATCTAATACACTTGTTAATTCTTCTTTTTGTACATCACTAAGATTAATTATATCTAAATGTGGCGGGTACGTAAGTAT